CGCTTCAAAAACTCTCCGATCGGTGGAAATCAGTCCAAATCGGTGCAAAACGGACATACTACGATCCGCATTGATGCAGACTCACCGTTTATCAGTCCAGATCAGTCGGGGGCTAATTGAAAAAGGCACGTAAGGGCAGCACCAAGCCACGATTACAGAACGCACCGCTCAAAGGCGCATCTAGGATTGATGAAATAAAGAAATTCCTAGTCGATTGCAAGCTTGAGCTGTTGCCATGGCAGGAATACGTGCTAACCGACTTACTTAAGGTCGATAAGGCTGGCAAATGGCGGCGTAAGACCAATTTACTGCTGGTAGCTCGGCAAAACGGTAAAACCCACCTAGCGCGCATCCGCATCCTTGCAGGGTTGTTTATTTTCGGTGAAATGAATATAGTTGCAATGTCATCTAATCGCGGCATGGCTTTGGACACCTTTCGCAAGGTCGTGGACGTGATTGAAGACAACCCGCACCTTATGGCGCAGGTTAGGCAGATTCGCGTTGCCAATGGGCAGGAATCCGTTGAGCTTCTATCGGGAGCAAGATACGAAATAGTCGCGGCTACAAGAGATGGAAGCCGTGGTAAGACCGCGGATCTGCTCTACATAGACGAATTACGTGAGATTGATGAAGATTCATGGACTGCGGCTAAACCAATCACGCGCGCCCGTCCTAATAGTCAAATCTTTATGACATCGAACGCGGGTGATGCGTTCTCAAACGTCTTAAACGATTTACGCAGCCGCGCTTTGTCCTATCCACCTGCCAGCCTAGGATTTTGGGAGTATTCGGCAGATGATTTTGCCAAGATCACCGATAAGGATGCGTGGTATCAAGCTAATCCAGCTTTAGGCTACTTGATTGATGAAGAAACGATTGCGGAAGCCATTGCGACATCAAGTGTAGAAGCAAGCCGCACCGAAACCTTATGCCAATGGGTTTCAGCTCTAAAATCGCCATGGCCCTATCGAGCATTTGAAGATTTAACGGTGCAGGATCTAAAAATTGAGCCGGGAACTGCGACCATATTTGGGATGGACATTTCAGTCAATAAAAAGATGGCAAGCCTTGTGGCAGGGCAAGTCCGAGAAGATGGCAAGATTGCCGTTGGCGTTATTGCGCAGTTTGAAAGCCAAGTGGCTATTGATGAACTGAAAATGGCAATAGAAGTAAACGAATGGGCTAACAAATACCGCCCGCGAATGATTTGCTTTGATAAATACTCAAGCATGAGCGTAGCGGAACGCCTAGCCCAATCTGGACATAAAATCCAAGATATGTCAGGCACGGTCTTTTACCAAGCCTGTTCTGATCTATATGATGCGCTCGTGAACGCGCGAATCGTTCACATCGGACAGGCTAGCTTGGTGGACTCCATGAATAACTGTGCCGCTAAAGAAACCGATGCGGGTTGGCGAATCGTTAGGCGAAAGTCAGCCGGGGACGTATCGGCAGCAATTAGTTTGGCAATGGTTGTCCACCAGCTGCTTAAGCCACAAAGCAAGCCACAAATTATTGTGTGAAATGTCGGGAATGTCCGATTTGTGTGCTAACATATAGCGATGGGTCTTTTTGATCGTTTCCGCCCTACGAAAATTGAGGCGCAAGCTGCACCGCAGCTAATGACTGATTCTTTCAATTATTACATTCCGGGCGTATTAACTGCCGTAGGTCGCGATGAAGCAATGTCAGTTCCAAGCGTTGCACGTTGCCGTAATTTAATTGCTTGCACAATTGGCGGTTTGCCAATGGAACTTTACAAAAAGTCAAGTGGCGAAGAATTAGGTAAGCCATTGTGGCTAGAACAACCATCAACAACACAACCACGATCTGTAACAATCGCGTGGACTGTTGATTCGTTGATTTTCTTCGGCGTTGCATATTGGCGCGTGACTGAAGTTTATTTTGATGATGCTCGCCCTGCTCGTTTTGAATGGGTAGCACCCGGTCGCGTTTCATTTACAACCGATGCAAATACAAATTTCATTACACAATACACAATCGATGGTTCACCTGTTCCAATGTCAGGTCTTGGATCACTTGTCACATTCCAAGCACAAGATGAAGGTATTTTGCAGCGGGGCGCTCGCACACTTCGCAGCGCCATTGATCTTGAAAAGGCAGCGCGTGTCGCAACATCAACTCCAATGCCTTCAGGTGTAATTAAAAACACCGGTGCAGATCTAGCACCTGCCGAAGTTCAAGGAATTCTGTCTGCATGGAAAGCCGCGCGCGAACAACGCAGCACCGCTTACCTAACTAGCACACTTGAATACCAACCAACATCATTTAGCCCACGCGACATGATGTTTGTTGATGCAATTCAAAACACAGCTACTCAAATTGCACGAATGATGAACGTTCCTGCCTATTACATTAGCGCAGATATGAACAACAGCATGACTTATGCAAATGTTCAAGATGAACGCAAGCAATTCGTTGCGCTATCACTCGCACCGTACATCAACGCAATTCAGGATCGTTTGTCCATGGATGATATAACGGCGCGAGGCAATGTTGTTAAGTTTGATGTTGATTCTGCTTTCCTTCGGGTAGATCCGATGGAGCGTTTGAACGTCATTGAAAAAATGCTATCTCTCGGCTTGATTACACTTGATCAAGCAATGGAAATGGAAGATCTAACACCAAATGGAAACGAAGATGTTACTTCAGTTCAGTAGTGACGTTACCTGCAACGCAGAAGAACGCACCATCACCGGCAAGATTGTCCCATTCGGTGATTCAGAAGTCGGTTATACCAATGTCGGCAAAGTCGTATTTGAAGCTGGCTCAATTGAGATTCCGACAAACCCAAAACCAAAACTTCTATTAGAGCATGATGCCAAGAAGCCAATTGGTCGCCTGATTTCATTTACCGAAGATGAATCAGGAATTTATGCAACCTTCAAGGTAGCAAATACATCGCGCGGCAATGACGCGCTTATTGAAGCGAGCGAACAACTCCGCAGCGGTCTATCCGTTGGCGTTGAAGTTATTGCTGGCAAGAAAGACAAAGATCGTTACAGAGTTAAATCAAGTTTGCTCAAAGAAGTATCACTCGTACAGGCAGCCGCCTTTAAGAGTGCTGAAGTTTTGAGCGTGGCGGCTTCTGAAGAAGAAGTCGTTGAACCAACTACAAACGAAAGCGAGGCAGTCGTGGAGAATACTCCAGACACCGCAACCGTTGAGCCTAAGGTCGAAGCCCCTGCGGTAGAGGCTGCTCGCCCAACTGTTGCAGCACCAATTTACGCGAAGCCACGTATTAACGTGACTCCGTTGTCAATGCTTGAAAACACAATCAAAGCAAACATTTTCGGTGACGAGTCAGCTCGTCAATGGATTGCAGCAGCATCCGACACCGACACCGTTGCAGATGTTCCCGGTCTTGTTCCAACACGTCAATTGACAGAGATTTGGAATCCTAAGTCCACAGGTACACGTGCTTCAATCGAAGCAATTTCATCTGGCGTTCTACCAGATGCAGGTATGAAGTTCCAGATTCCACGCGTTAAGAGCGTTCCGGGCGTGGGCGCACCTGTCGCTGAAGGTGGAGCTTTCACCGATGATCAGGTTGAAATCGAATATCTTGATGTCGATGTCAAGAAGGCAGCCGGCATGCAGCTATTTTCGGTTGAAGTTCTCGACCGCACAAGCCCTGCGTTTCTTTCTGAGCTTCTCGCACTTATGGGCGATGCTTATGCTAAGTCCACAAACACCGCAGTAGGATCAGCGCTCGCAACAAACGGAACTCTCGATTCAACAACCGTAACCCTTCCATGGGACGGCGCAGAACTCGCAGCGTTCATCGCACGTGCAGGTGCATCCATCTACACAAACACCTTCCGCTTCGCGACCGGCGTAATTGTTTCTCCGACACAATGGAGCAACATCACCGGATTGGTAGATTCACAGAATCGCCCAATTTTCAATGCAGCAGCTCCACAGAACGCAGCCGGTGATCTTTCCGTTTCTGCAATTCGTGGAACAATTCTCGGACTCCCACTCTATGTCGATTACACAATGACAGGTGAAGCCGATAACTCCATCATCGTTGTAAACCGCGATTCCTACACATGGTACGAATCACCACGCCTACAACTCCGCGCTGAAAAGGTCGGAACCGGCAAGGTTGAAATTGGAATGTACGGTTACTACGCAATTGCTACCAAGACAGGTGCAGGCGCGTTCAAGTTCAACAAGGCGTAATAGCCTAGAAGTAGAGTTACCCTGCCGCACAGCCCTTGCGGCAGGGCTAACATTGAAAGGATAAAGAAATGCCAGCGACATATGTTACTGAAGCCGCATTACGATCTGCGCTTGGTATTGGCAATCTTTATTCATCGGCTATTGTTGAAGAATGTTGTCAAGCAGCTGAAAACATTGTAAAAGGCAAATTATGGTTTAACACGGCTGAAGCCGTGGCAACAGAACTAACATCGAATGTTGCGACTGTGTTTACTTCCAGCGCCCATCCTTTTGCCGTAGGTCAGTCAGTCACATTGACACGCTGCGGCTCAACCTTTAATGGCACTTATACCATTACTGCAACTAGCACGTTTTCAATTTCTTATGCCAAGACTGCTGCAGATCAAGTTTACAATTCGGTCAAGCCATACGGTGTCATTACGGGACCGTATAACGGCATTGATTATTCAACAACACCTGAAATCAACGAAGCATCACTCATGGTTGCCGTAGATATATGGCAAGCTCGCCAAGCATCTAACGCTGGCGGTATCTCACCTGATTTTCAACCATCACCGTATCGCATGGGTAACACACTCATGGCGCGAGTTCGCGGTTTGCTTGCGGATCACTTAGCTCCGGGCGGTCAAGTAGGATAATGTCAGCAATCTCTACCCTACGTGGAACAATCGCGACTGCGCTAACTGATAATGCGGTGTGGCAGGTGTTTTCCTTCCCACCTGCCTCACCCCTCGCTAACAGTATCGTGGTGCAACCGGGTGACCCCTACATCGAACCAAGTAACGACCATTACAAGACGGTGAAGCCTAAGGTCAATTTCAAACTTATTGTGCTTGCACCAATGTTTGATAACCAAGGCAACCTAATTAACATTGAAGATTATTATTTGAATATAGTAAACAAGCTGGAAGCATCGAGTATTGCATACTCCATTGGGACTTTCAGCGCACCAGCAGTCTTGACCGGCGTAGCAGGGGATCTGCTATCCGGTGAAGTATCAATCAGCGTTCTATCCGATTGGAGCTAACAAATGGCTGATAATGACAAAGAGCGCGAGGCTTTTCTGATCAAGATCGGTCAGGTGGAGCCAAGCGAAAAAGCACCAAAACCAACAACAAAGAAAGACGAGGAATAAGCTAACATGGCTGTATTTTTGAACAATACTGTTGGTCTAAAGATTAACGCGATTGATCTTAGCGACCACGTAACTTCTGTAACTCTCAACTATGCTGCTGACGAACTTGAAGTAACAGCTATGGGAGATACTGCACACAAGTTTGTTAAGGGCTTGGAATCAGGAACCTTGACTGTTTCTCTATTGAACGACACCGCAACTTCACAGGTTCTACAAACCCTCAATGCAGCTTTCGGAACCACCGTAGCTTGCAAGATGGTTCAGGAAAAGACACCTGCTGTAAGTGCGACCAATCCGTTGTATACTTTTGATATTCTAGTAAACAACCTAACACCTATCAACGGTGCGGTTGGCGATATTGGAACGCAAGACATTACCTTTACGCTCAATTCAAAGGTAACAGTCGCATCATCAGGAACATTCTAAACAAGGAGTAATGGGCAATGGCAAGACTTAAAGTAACTAGGGCAGACGGTACAGAGTCGGTACACGACATCACACCAGCCGTTGAGTACGCGTTTGAGATGCACACCAAGAAAGGCTTTTACCGAGCCTTTCAAGAGGATCAAAAGCAATCAGACATTTATTGGCTTGCTTGGGAGTGTCTGCGTAGGGCTCAGGCTCCCGATGTATTTCCGTTTGGGGAGAAGTTTCTTGAAACCTTGAAATCAGTAGAGGTTTTGGGAGATGACTCCCCAAATGGCTAACGCGCGATGCTTGGACGTACCGAATAGCTGAACTGTCGGTCAATCTGGGTATTGCGCCTAGCGAATTTATCAATATGGATCGCGATCTATTGAAAGCGATTTATCAGGTTCTAAAGAAACAGGCGGAAGAAGCGAAACATGCCGGTCGTGGTCGAAGGCGTACCTGAGCTGAAGAAAGCTCTCAAGAAATACGCGCCTGACCTTTTGAAGCAAATGAACGCTGAGATTCGCGTGGCTTTGAAGGAAGTCACAAACGATGCGAAGGCTAAAGTGCCAGCGAAAGCTCCCGGCAATCTTTACAATTGGGACGACAAAGGTTATGAGCCTATTAGTCGTGTGTCAGGTCGCAGGGCTTTTCCTAAATACAATTCGCAAATAATCAAGCGCGGTTTAACATATTCACTAAGTCGGGGCAAAAGAAATCGTTCAGGTTTCTCTAGCCTTTACTCATTGCTAAACAAATCTGCCGCAGGTGCGATTGCTGAAACGGCTGGACGTGAATCAGGCATGAGCGGCAGCAGACAAAGCCGCAGCAACAATCCCAATGCAGGTGCGCATTTCATTGGTCGTATGAACGGCATTGGGCCGATGAAATCACACAATAATACGCAGATGGCTCGCGGTCGCATCCTTTTTGCAGCTTACGATGAAAACCAAGGCAAAGCTTTAGATGCTACGTTCAAAGCAATTGACAAAGCATCCAAGGCGTTTAAAGCCATGGCAACGCTACGAAAGGCAGCCTAATGTCAAATATTCGCATTGATATTGCCTCTGAGTTTAAAGACAAAGGATTTAAGGCAGCCGAAAAACGCACCACAAGCCTCACGCGCAAGTTTGATAATCTCACTAGAACCGCAAAGCGCACTTTTATTGCCATTGCTGGTTTCCAAGCCCTGAAGCGTTCAGTCACGGCTTTCGCCGAGGAAGATCGTGCAGCACAAAGACTTGCCACCAGCTTACGTAACCTAGGCTTGGCGTATAACACAAAAGCAATTGAAGATTATTTAGAAGCTAGCGAAAAAGCGACTGCAATCAACAAGGATCAATTATCGCCTGCTATTGCGCAATTGATTAGCACTACGCTTGATGCTCAAAAGTCTATGACATTGCTTAACCTTGCAATGGACATATCAACAGGCACGGGCAAAGATTTGGGCGCAGTTACAGCCGCTTTAAGCCGTGCGTACAATGGGAACTTCACCGCGCTTGGAAAATTACAGACTGCCTATACGGCAGCAGAATTGGAAGCACTAGGTTTTGAAAAGACCGTTGCAGCATTAAGCGATCAATTCCAAGGTGCGGCACAAAAAAACGCCACAACATATTCAGGCAAGATTGAACTGCTCAAGATTGCATTTGGTGACTTAGCGGAAGAAATCGGCAAAGGCATTGTTACGTTCTTAACAAGTCTTGGATCAGGCGATTATGACAAAGGTTTGCAAAAACTTGTTAATTTTGGCACCGCCATCGGTGATGTATTCCGCCGTGCTGGCGTAAGTATCGAATACACGAAAGCTTTACTTTCAACAGGTTTCCGCATTGATGAAGAAGAAATGCGCAAGCTGGAAGAAATCCGTGCGCGCTTTAATAACCCACAAGCTGCGGCTAATCGCATGGCAAATAATCCTGCCGCCAACAGGGCGTTTCTAGCAGATCTACGTAAGCAACAAGCCCTACAAAAGAAGATCGAAGTAGATCGTAAAAAGGCTGCCGATCTTGCTGCCAAGAAAGAACGTGAACGCTTAAAGAAAGAAAAAGAGGCGTTGCAACTTAAGCGCGCTGGCACGATATTTGATATGGAAAACATCCAAATCGTTGCTGCTTTACAGGGTCAGATTGACGGGGAACAACGTTTACGTTTAGTGGCATTGTTGGCATTAAACAACGATATTGCAGATGCGGCTGAAAAAGCTGCAAGTGCAGTTTTGGCTTTAAATGCACCTGCTTTAGCCAATTTAGGTGTTATTGTAAAAACCGGCGATTCCATCACAGACGTTATTAACAAGATTCTTACGGCTCAGGCAAATGTCGCATTAATCGAACTTGGTATTAAAAACGTACCAAAAGCAAAAAATCCTTTTGAGGATTGGGATGCAATAATGAAAAAAATCATATTTGATTTGGATCTTATTGCCCTCAAAATTCGTACCATGCCAAGCGTTACACCCGGCGGTGGCGGCGGTGGCGGCGGTGGTGGCGGTGGTGGCGGTGGTGGCGGTGGTGGTGGCGGTCGTGGTGGTCGTGGATCCTTCACGGTTCCTAATCCATTTAATCCAAAAGCACCTGCCATTAGCACCGATGTTATTGAGAATCAAATTGATACATTGACGGCATTGCGCGCCACAACCGAATCAGGAACAGCAATCAATTTCTTGCTAAAAGAACACATTGATACCTTGACAGATGCCACTTCTTTGTCGAACTTAAATGCTTTAGGCGATGAACAAGCCAGATTACGTGCCATGGGCGTATTTGATACACCGGGCATAACGTCTGAATCTTTGTTTGATCCTAGTCGTTTCCGCCGTAGAGATGAAGGCGGCTCACCGATTACTGTAATTGTTCAAGGTTCCGTGATAAAGGAAAGCGATTTATCTTCTATCATAACAGACCAAATTTATGAGAATCAGAAGGCTGGTCAAGGAATCTTGGTCAGTAGCACATCTATCTAATGGCAGCTCCCACGCTAAGAGTCTTTGTAGACTTTGATTCGGATACCGCTTACGAAACCAACCCATTGATCTTAGATTCTGCCACTAAAGGGATTCTAGGAACAAACAGGCTAGGTTCAGGCGTATTACCTGTCGAAATCACTAATTTAGTGAGTGCCGTATCCATTCGCCGTGGTCGCAATCGTATTACATCTAAGTTTGAAGCTGGAACAGCGGTCGTGACATTGTTTGATCAGAATGGCGATTGGAATCCAATGAACCCTGCGGGAGCCTATTACCCAAACTTGGTTCCCCTTCGGCAAATCATTATTTATGCTGATTACCTTGGTTCTCAGTATTTTCTATTTTCAGGGTTTATTACCAATTATGACACGGGATTTCGTCAAGGGAACGAGGATCTTTCTACGGTAAACCTGCGCTGCATTGATGCCACTAAACTTATGGCTGGATCATCAATTTCAACCGTTGCAAGTACGCCAGCGGGTCAGCTTTCGGGCGCTCGTGTTAATGCCATCCTAGACGACATTGCCTTCCCTGTAAGCCTACGAGCCATCGATACGGGTGACTCAACCCTTCAGGCAGATCCGGGAACCACTAGAACCGCCTTAGAAGCCCTGCAAACGGTAGAAAATAGCGAGTTTGGCGGATTCTTTATTGATGCCGAAGGGCAAGCCACTTTTATTAGTCGAACCAACCTTATTAGCCGTCCAGCCACGTCCGTTTATGCTTTCTCCGATACAGGCTCAGACATCAGTTACACAAACGCGGTGGTGGCTTTCGATGACACTCAGATCCTTAATGATGTCACCGTTACCCGCGCAGGCGGCACAGCTCAAAACGCTTTTGATCAGACCAGCATTGACACCTATTTCTTGCACTCAGGCAACCGCACAGGCATCCTTGTTCAGACTGACACGGAAGCTTTGAACCAAGCGCAAGGCATCCTTGCTACCCGCAAGGATCCTGAAATCCGCATTGACAGCATTGCCCTTAATCTTTATGACGATACAAACCCAAATAAGCCTAAAGCGGGTGTGGACATCGAATTGCTTGATGGCGTGACGGTTACCAAGACGATGCCCGGCAGTACGAGTATCACACAGGCGAGTCTTATCAATGGCATCCATCACGACATTACGAAATCAACATGGAATACAACCCTATTTACGGCTGAGCCTTTGTTGGCTGGATTCGTATTAAATTCATCGATTAGCGGTATACTAGGCACGAACGTGCTGAGCTACTAAGGAGAGACATGGCAGGCGCAGGATATAAGTTATTTAACACGGGGGACGTGCTTACGGCTGCCCAAGTAAATACATATTTACAAGAACAAGCCGTAATGGTATTTGCAAACGCAACTGCTCGTACAACGGCGCTCAGCGGCGTATTGGCTGAAGGAATGATTACTTATTTGAAGGATACCGATGCACTAGAAAAATACAACGGCACATCATGGGTATCCGTTGGTGGTTCTTCGTCACCCTTAACAACAAAAGGTGATCTTTACACGTATAGCACAGCCGATGCTAGGTTAGGTGTTGGAACAAATGGTCAAGTATTAACGGCAGATTCAACAACTGCGACAGGTTTGAAATGGGCTACGGCTTCTTCCGCTAGTGGTCCTGCTTTTAGGGCGTTTCGTAATAGTTCGGGACAAAGCACTTCAGGTTCAGTTTGGACAAAAGTCCAATTAAACGCAGAAACTTTTGACACGGATTCGTGTTTTGATTCGACGACAAATTATCGTTTTACGCCGAACAAATCTGGTTATTATCAATTAAATGCCACAATCACGTATACTTACGGCGGTCAGGCTGAAGGTGCAATTTACAAAAATGGAACGGCTGCCGCCAAAATAAATAAGGCTGATGTCGGCGGCGATGGTTTCGGTAGAAATGTCGGGACAGATATTATTTATTTTAACGGCACGACTGATTATGTTGAATTATATGCTTATTCTACGGGCGGTTCCACTTTGCTAGATAACACAAATGCGACTTATTTTAGTGGCGTTTGGATTAGGAGTTAATAATGAATTTTTATGAAACCATCATTGCCGCATATCCAGAATTGGAAAATTCTAGCAAGTTTGCAGATGGAACAATCATTTTACAGGATGATTCAGACGGTCAAGGCTCTTATATTGCCGAATGGAATTATTCAAAGCCAATTCCAGATGGACTTAAATTAGGAAAATAATGCCCAAACTGTGCAAAGCGGGGCAACAGTTACGCGAGCAAATTGACGATGCGTTTCCCGATAGAAGTAGAATTGCGCCTGAAGGGTGGCTCGGTGATAAACGCCATGCCCTTAGGGTTAGCGATCATAACCCGCAACCTGATTCGGGAATTGTACGTGCCTACGACTTTAACGCTGATCTTGGACCAAGCAAACACGAAATCCATGATCTTGTTGATCAACTTCGATTACTTGCCAGATCTGATAAGCGAATTTCTTACATAATCTTCGATGGCAAAATTGCAAGTTGGAAGCGTAATTACAAGTGGAGAAAATATACCGGCAGCAACCCGCACCGTGGACATTTCCATATCAGTTTTACTGCCAAGGGCGATCATGATGGCAGCATGTTCAGAATCCCCTTATTGACAGGAGAAGCGAGTGATAAAGACGGAGCAGGTATCGCTAACGACCACGCGGTCGGTAATAGTGGCAGCACATCCGGGAAACCGGCAAGTTGCCCTACATGCAAAGGGTCAGGTTTATATCGGGGGTAGCGATGTAACTGCCAGCAACGGTTATCACATGGATAATGGTGACAAACTAGAAATTACCGTTCCAGCAGATGTGGCTTTGTATGGCATCACTAGCGTTGGCACAAACGTTGTTTCCGTTTTATGGAGTATCTAGGAGAATCATGTACGAAATAAAGGCAGTAGGAGCATCATGGGCGAGATCTTTTTTGGCAGCTGGAATTGCAACATATCTTGCAGTCGGATGGGATGTCCAAGCGATTGTCAATGCGGCATTATGCGCGAGTCTTCCTGTCATCCTGCGATACTTGAATCCTAACGACACCGCTTTCGGAAGGCGATGACTCCGGCAGAATGGGCAGCCTTTGTTGCTGCCATACTTTCATGCTGCGCCCTAATTGTCGGGGGACTGCGTTACATTATCCGTCATGAAGTGCCGTCAATTATTGATGCTTCACATATCGTGTCGCGCATCGAAAAATTGGAACGTATGGTTCTAGAATTGCTTACTAATGAGCGCAAGAAAACCAACAAAAAGCGAACTAGCCGCTAAGCGCAAGCGCAAGGAAAGCGCAGCGCGTAAGACAGGCGAACCGCTAAAGCCCATAGATATTTGGGCTACACAAATTGTTGAGTGTTATGAAGCTCTAGTCAGGGCTGGTTACGGTGAAGATAAGTCGCGCTGGTATATAGAAGAACAGATGCGCCTTCCCGATTGGATTATTCCTAATCCAGATCAGTCGCCCTACGAGGATGAGGAAGAAGACGATTAAGCGCATTGTCGTTATATCGGATTTACAAGTTCCCTTTGAAGATAAGAAAGCAGTCAAGAATGTCGCCCAATTCATCAGAAAATACAAGCCTGATGACGTTTTATGCGTGGGCGATGAAATCGACTTCCAAACAATTAGCCGATGGAGTTCCGGTCGGGATGAGTGGTCAGGAAGCATTGGTCGAGATCGTGACAGAACTGTCGAAGTTCTATCCGAACTGCAAGTTCAACATCTCAGTAGATCAAACCACAGCGCAAGACTCTACAACTCACTAAGCAAGCGCCTGCCCGGCTTGATCGGCTTGCCTGAGCTGACAATCGAGCGGTTCCTACGCCTAGACGAACTTGGCATCAAATACCACCACAAGCCTTATCAATTTCACGAGAATTGGGTGATGGTTCACGGGGACGAGCAGAGCACTAAGCCACAAGGGGGTTTAACAGCGCTAGAAGCCGCCAAGAGGCATGGTAAGTCGGTGGTGTGTGGTCACACCCACAGGCAGGGCATTTCGTCCTTTACAACGGCTTCTGGGGGCGTTTTAACGGGTATCCTGACAGGCTTTGAAGTTGGTCATTTGATGGATGAAACTAAGGCTTATTACACAAAAGGCACAATGAATTGGCAAAAGGGTTTTGGCATTATCTACGTTGATCGCAAGCGTGTGCAGCCTGTTGCTATACCTGTTGAGCGTGATGGCAGCTTTATTGTTGAAGGAAAACGTTTTGGTTGATGAGATATACCCAATCAGACGCAGCATTGATGATCATATTGACGCGGTAGACAACGGCGTGTCGCGTATTGACAAATAGTATTTGAACCCCTCAAAATAGGATTTGAAATCCTATTTGAAAGGGGAATTCATGGGCACAATACGGTTCGACCGTAAGTCCGGTGCATACACGGACGGTAAACACTACGTAAAAGCATCTTTTATACGTGAGTATGCGAAATCAAAGCTAGGCATTAGCCAAGAGCGCGGCAGATTGAGCCGTGAAGTCTTGGCTGCGTATTTCCTTGATGTTCATGGGGTGAGCGCAGATGTCGAATAACTTGACTGCCGAACAAATTGTGATGGTTTGCTTAGGCTTGTTTGTTTTATTTTGGATCATTTATTCAGCAATTATTTCCATCTATCAAAGGGGCTATCAAAATGGGTACGCAAAAGGGTTCGTCCGGGGAAAACTCGTTCAAAGCGAAAGATTTATTGACTAATGCAGCCGACATTATTGACGAGCGAGGATTTGAGTACGGACATCCCGCAGTTAATATCAAGCGAATCGCTGAGCTATGGTCTAGCTATTACGGACGGGAAATTGACCCGTTGGACGTGTGTATCTGCATGGCGTTGGTTAAAGTGTCGAGAATCGTTGAAACTCCAAACAGGGATAGTTTTATTGATCTCGTATCCTACGCCGCGCTCGCGGGCGAGATGGCGCTTGGAACGGATTGGGCTGATTATGGCAAAGATTACGCCGAGTAAAAGGGGCGTATGGTGCGATTATTGCAAGATGCGTTGGGGAACCAATGATGTTCGTGGTCAAACGCAAGCGGTGTGGACAATCACGTCATTTGTCCACGGCAAAGTCATTGACAGGCATTACTGTTTTACTTGCGCTAAGGAAGCCCAAACATGGCACGATGGCACGACTTGGACTTTCAAAGAGCAGCTCGATTACAAACAAGGAAAGCAGGAATTAGATGTTCAATTTGAATGATTACGAAGATGTGGACACGCGCATCCATAAGTTCTATGAAACCTACCCGGATGGCGCGATCCTAACGGAGTTAATTACAAATGATGATGAAAAGGGCATTGTTATCTTTAAGGCGATTGCTTACCGTACCCATGTTGATAGTGCGGCTTCCGCTATTGGTTATGCGCGTGGCGCTCGCAAGGATCGTGGCGTTGATCGTGATTTCTGGTTTGAAAATTGTGAGACTTCTGCAATTGGACGATGCTTGGCAAATCTCGGACTATCTGCTAAGGGAAAGCGAGCAAGCAGTCTGGAAATGGCTAAGGTTAATGACTCTAAAACAAGTCCTGCACCCATACGCGTACGCACCGAAGAACAGAAGGAATTTCTAAGTGCTACCAACAAAGAAGCTGAAATCATCTGGGATACAACAATTGAGCCACCGGCTGACATTGAACCCGCTTTTAAGGATGCAGTTGATCTTGTTCAGCAGACATTTTCTGCCGAGCCTGTGCCGCAATGTAAGCATGGTTCTCGTGTCTTGCGTGAGGGCGTTGGTAAAAATGGTGCTTATCGTGGTTGGGGTTGCAGTCTTCCTATGAAGCGCAAAGCCGAACAATGCAAGATGTTATGGATGGTCATTGATGCTAGTGGCAAATGGCATTTCAGACCTGAAGACGAAGATTTGGTAGCGGGGTGATGAAATGTTGGTATTAGATAAAGCGATTGACGTGTGCGACAATTGTAACGAGCCTATAACTGCGGGGGCAGTCAAGCCGTGCGAATGTCGCACCTGTCATGTGAGGACTAACTAAATGAAGCGTTCACGTAAAGTTCGAGGTCGTGAAAGCGAGCGTATATTAGCACAATATCTACGTGATCATGGATGGGAACACGCTCATCAAGTGGGATCGGGTGCGGCTGGCAGCGATATTCAAGGAATCGAGGGTCTTGATATTGAAGTCAAAAGCCGGACAAAGTTTGATCCCGCTGCGACAATGAAGCAATTACGTGACAGAAAGACCAAGGGACTAGGCGTAGCCGTTATGCGCCTAAATGGTCAAGGGGAAGCTGCCATCGATGATTGGGTGGCAGTTCTCCGAGTTGAAGATCTTGTTTACTTACTTAAGGCTAATGGCTACTGAACCTAATCTAATTCACCGATGCACCGGCTGTGGGTTATGGATCTACGGTCAACGTGAGAAATGTGAGTCATGCACAAATGTCGACAATTAGAAATGCAACACGCCGTCTGACCTGCGGTTTTGTAAATAGACTTGACACGGTTGGTATGCTCAGACGCTCGCGCCGCCTGAAAGGCAGCGGCGCCGCGCGGCGAGCATTGGGGCGCTCTATTGTCATTTTGGCGTTAGCAATGACACATAGCGTTGCCGTAACAAGTTATACAAATGCTAAACAAAAGCCACTTCACGTTATGAATATAAAGTTATATGCATACAATCAAATGAGTTGGGAACAGTTCCAATGCTATAACTATCTGATACATGAGGAAAGTCGCTGGAACTATTTAGCGCGGAATGGATCGCACTATGGTTTAGGTCAGATGCGATCTAAATGGTATGGCACACTTAGTCCATTGAAGCAAATAGATGCACATCTTGATTACATTAAGCATCGTTATCAAGGTGATGCGTGTAAGGCTTATGCACATTGGGAGCGTAAGGGATGGCATTAAAGCCATATAGAGCTACAAGCCATTGGAAGAAGATAAGGTTGCAGGTACTTAAACGTGATGCTTATACGTGTGCTTACTGCGGTGACGTGGCTAATGAAGTGGATCATCGTGTTGCAAAAGTCAAGGGCGGGGAAGATACGTTGGACAATCTTGTTGCTGCGTGTAGACGGTGCAATATACAGAAGAAAGATCAAGATGAGGCTGTTTTTTTAGCACGGCGGTCTAC